CCGGCTCCGGGCCGATGTCTCCGGCGTCCTGCGGGACAGGGGTGGCCGTCTGCTGCAGCCTGTCGCGGTGCGCCCAGCTGACGGTCAGGTCCCCGGCAAAGGATTCGGGCCACGCCTCGCCGTTGATGCGCAGGCGTCCCGGCGGCAGGGGCCGCGCGGCGCGGGCGTCCATGCCCAGTGCGTCCACGGGCGCGTCCTCTGCCGCGCACACGCCCTTGCCCGTCATGGGCAGCAGACGCACCTGCACCTCCTCCCCGGCGGTCCACTCGCGCTGCACCACGCCGTCGCCGCCACCTGCCACAGGCGCCCACAGCCGCGCTCCGGCGGCATGGGCCTGCGGCACTGTGTCCAGCACGCCACGGTGAACCCGAGCGCCCGCGTCCATCAGTTCTACAATCTCTACAGCCTCGGCCCCAACGTAGGCCACGGCGGGCAACTCCACGCCTTCCCCGCGCAGGCCTCCGGCCAGCGGCAGCACCGTGTCCTGCACGCCCACGGGAGCGGACAGGCTGTCCGTGGCCGCAAACGCGCCAACGCCAGCCCCCGCAAACTCCATCCCCGCCGCCCGCGCCTCAATGCGGTAGCCCGTGGCGTCCGCTGTTGGCCGCCGCGCCAGCGCCAGCACGTATCCGGCTTCGGCGTCCAGCTCGCCAGCCTTGGCAAGTACCGCCAGCCATTCCTCGCTGGCGACGCGCCGCACAATCTCATAATAAGGCAGTTCCAGCAGCAGCCGCTCCGGAGCGGGCTGCGGGTCGGAAACCGGGTCCACCCAGCCGTCCACGGGTGCGCCATAGATGGCTCCGGTGGAGGAAAATACATCCTGCACCACGCGCAGGCGCACCTCGCCGGAGGTCAAGTTCCCTTGTGTGGCCTCGGCCACGCGCACCACCATGCGCTCAATGCCAAGGGGCGGCCACCGCAGTGCAAACACGTCGCCCTGCCGCAGATGCGCCAGCGCGTCGCCCCCGGTGATGGTGGCCTGCGCCAGCATGGAGACCGCCTGCCGCAGCTCGCGCGAGCCAATACGCCCGGCCAGCTCCGGGTCCGTGATGAAGGGAAAGGACAGGTCCATGGGCTCGCCGCGTCCCTGTATGGCCTCGGCGGCGATGTCGTGGACAGTGACGGTGGCGGCTTTGCCCAGCTCGCGCCCGGTGTAGCTCACGGTGGCGCGGGTGGGGATGCCGCCCCAGCCCGGACGGGAATAGTCGGTTACGCTTTCAATCTCGCCCTCGCCGTATTCCGGCAGGGCGTCCGGGTCGTAGTCGTCGCGGATAAGCACAAGCTGCTGGCGTCCCGCCGCGTCCTCGCGCAGCACGCCGTCAATGTGCCGCAGCACCTCGTCAATAAAGTACGCCACAGGCCCGCTGGCATCCCACAGACAGGACAGGCCGAAATCCTCTTCAGCCAGCCGCTCAGCCGCGGCGGCAAAGCTGTCGTCGTCTATCTGGTACGGCCAAAAGCCCCGGCCCCACACCCGGTCGGTCAGGCATTCGCGGATGATGTGCGCCGGGTTCGCGTCCCCGTGCGCGCCAATGACGCGGTGCGGACCGTTCCACCCCTTGGGCTGGCGCTCCACCTCCACCCACCACGCCTTGATGTAGCTGCTCATGGCGGACAGCCACGGCGAGCGCAGCACCAGCGACGCCACGCCGCGAAAGGCCACGGCTGCGCGCTCGCCGCCCACCTTGGGGAGCTTTGCGGAAAGGTAGTCGTTCGTCCCTTGCCCGGCCCTGCCGGGCAGCACATCCACCGCCCCTTGCACGCCGCCTTCGCGGTCCTCGCCGCCGTGCAGACTGGGGGCATTCACGGTGATGCGTCCGCCCGCGCAGTCGCCGTCCCACGCCACGCGTTCGCCAACAATGAGCCGCCGCACCCGGTCAATGGGACCGTGGCACAGCACCATGTGCATGCCCAGCCCGTACCAGTATCCCGCCGTGTAGGTGGTGGAGCCACCGCCGCCTTTTCCGCCGCCGCCCATCTAGTTCTCCTCCCGTGGCAGTTGCCGCGCGCACCACGTGCGCCATGCCGCCAGCCATGTGTCCTGCGCCTCGCTCAAGGCCGCCTGCGCCACAGCGCCGGCCATGGCGTCGCCATCGGCCAAAAAGTCCGCCGCCGCGCGGCCGTGCTCCCGAAACTCGCGCCAGTCCCAGCCCCGCGCCGCAAACCACGTCCGCACCCCGCGCATGCAGTAGCGCATGGCGCGCATGTGGCGCAGGCGCACGCGCACCCGCGCCGGGTCCGGGGCCGCAAGGGGCGCGGTCAGTGCGTCATGGTGCATCATGTGCTCCTCCGGATGGCCCGCGTGCGCAGGTCGCCAAACCACACCACGGACGGCGAGGTGATAATCACGCGCCCAAACACCACGGGGATGCTCCGGCCCTCTTCGGCCATGGGTATGTCAAAGTCCTCAATGCTGGCGGCCTTGGCGTTGTGCACTTTGGGCTTTGGCGGCTTGGGCCGTGTTACGTACGTCACCACGGACAGCGCCGCCAGTGCGATGAATCCCCACATACTCGCCTCCTAGACGATGGACCCAGTAAAGGGGTTGGTCTGCGGCAGCCACGGAAAGCCGCCGTAGTTTGCCGTGTTGGCAAAGGTGTTCTTGCAGGTGGCAAGCGTATGGTCGCACCCGGCGTAGGCGGCAACGCTGGCCCCCGCGCCAAGGCCGGGAATGCCCCCGGTCAGGGTTACGGCTTCGCCCGCGTGGGCCACAATCATGCGCCGCTCCTCACCGGCCACCAGTTCCCCGCCCACAAACCAGCCGTCGGTCCGGCTGGCAAACTCCGGGGCGTGGATCACGCTGCCGCGTACCTCGGCCAGCACGGCGTCCACCCGCCAGTTCTGGCGCAGCACGCCGCAGGCCGCCGAGTACAGCGGATGCGAACAGCCGCGCGTCAGCCGTCGCACAGCGCCCCCGGCCTCCAGCCCGTCGCCGTAGGTGGCGCAAGCTATGCGGCAGGTTATGCGCCCAAACTGCACCCCGGCCACAATGCCGGACCACATGACGGCAAACGCCGCGCCGTCGCCGGCCAGAATCTCCACCTCCACGCGTCCGGGCGGCACACCGGGGATGAAGGCCTGCGCCAGCGGCAGGGTGTGCGCCGCTTCAATCTCTATTTGCGACTGCGCACTTTCTGCGGCGCGCCGGATGTCGCCGCGTTCAATGGGTGCGGGCGCGTAGACCTCGCCCTTGTAGTCCACGGGCGTGTCCGCGCTGGTGTAGCACCACCGGCGCAGTCCCTGCCGGAATCGGTACAGCTCAAGAATCACAGGACGCCTCCGGAAAAATGCAAAGACGCCTCGGCCACGCCCGCGCGGTGGTGTGTCAGCTCCACGCGGTCGGCGGTTAGGCGGCTTTTGATGAGGTAACAGATGCGTGCGGCGCCAGGGTGGAGTTCGCGCCCAACTGGAGCATCAATGGTCACAATGTCCACGTCCGCCCCGGCGGCGGCCACGCCCACAATGCGGCGCATGGCGATGATGTCCCCGGCGCGGTCCAGCACGGCAAGGTGCTGACGGCGCGGGTCCAGATGATAGCCGCTGTGGTGCGCGCCGCGTACCCGCAGGTTCACGCCGTCCACGCCCACAGGGTCCAGCAGGTGAAAGTCGTCCTTCCAGGTGGGCACCCACAGGGTGCGGGAGCGCCCGCGCAGGTGGTGCAGCATTTGGCGCAGCGCCCATACGGCGGCGGGGGAGTCGGCCCGCACCCCGTGGGCGCTGTCCACCACATCGTGCCGCCAGCCGCTGGTCAGCAGCACGGGGCCGGTGGCGTAGTCCACCACGTCCATGTCGCGGTGCACTGTGCGGGGGAGCGTGCCGCCGGCAAGGCGCGGCGGCTGCGCCAGCACGGGCAGCCCGCCGTAGGTCAGTTCCGGCGTGTAGCCGGGGATGGCAGCGTTTTCCGTCACGGCAAAGCGCACGCGCGTATCGCGCAGTCCGGCGCCGCGTTCGGTGTGGGCGGGGTCTTCGGCAAGGGTGGCCATGCGTCCGGGCAGCACCAGACACCCGGCGGGGTAGTCCCCCTGCACAGGCTGGGCAAGGTCCAGCGCCCCGCTGGTGACGCCGGACACCATCACCGCCTCGCTGCGGCGGTCACTGCCCCACAGTACGGCCACGCCCCCGGCGCGAAAGTCCGCATGCGCCGTGTCCACCAGCACGGCCGCGTCGCCTGGGC